CAAAAACAAATCAGAGTTAATAGCACCCGTAGGTGAGTAGTTAATGATTACACGCTGGAAGTTCTTACGTATACCAGCATCACCCATTGTCATGTCAGGTGAACGATAGCGTCCTATAATGTTTGTACCGTCAAATGTGTTGCCAGACTCTTGCCTATATACGTACCCGTCATAGCCACCGTGCAATACGAATGTTTCACCCTGTGCCGTAAACGAGTCAGTTGAAGATGGCTTAATACCTTTAACTGTAGAGAACTCAAAGCCTTGTTGTTTACGGACTGCAATTACACCTGTGATTGTACTTTCAACAGAACCTGCTACAGACTTGAATAGACGATACTGTGTCTTGCCCGGTATGACTGTACTCTCAAACTCGTCTACGTCAGTATCATCAAACAGTTCTTTGACATTGCCTGATATAGTTCCCAGTTCAACATCATTAATTTTTTCTGTACCTGCAACGGTGCGAAGACCATCTCGCCCAAGGAATATGATGTCACCGGCAAGTTCTTGGACAGTAAAGCCGTTAAGGCATCCGATATCTCTTGTAATTGGTTGGAGTACAAAATCTGCAACTGTGTTACCTGTCAGTCTGTATATACGTTCTTCGCCAAAAATAATCAGTTCATTACGAAACGGAAACAGTGCTGTTACTTGGCTGTCAATACGAACACTACCTGCACCATTAGCTGTACTAAAGTCGCTGTCGGTAAAGGGTGCAGTAAAAATAATCTCTTCTGGATTAGCACTATGCCCTGCAAAGAATAGTGCGTCCTTAAAACCTGTCACAAACTTTGGGTTGGCCGGTGCGCCTGTGGCATTAAGGTCTGTTACCGTAGTGCCATCATACTTGGTAGCGTGATTGGCACCGTCTGCCCAAACAATAAACTCTGTGCCACCTAAGTTATAACGATGGTGTGTGTACTTACCTGCGCTGCTACGACCTGTATCAATCTCTGACCATGAACCGCTACCACTAGCTGCCTCAAATACTTTCTCCCCACGTGCAGCAATAACTTTATTGTTACCGTCGAAGAATGCCGACATCAATACTTTTTCAGTGGAAGATGATGTCTGCGGAACAATGTTGCTGTTCCATTTAGTGTGGCCATTAATCCGTCTGTAGCCACCCCGAACATCAGGCTCAAAGTTTTCTAGTTCAAGAGCCATGCCGGGTTGCATAGAAAAGGTTGGCTGGTCAAGGACAAGGCCACCTTCACAGGCAAACACATACGGACTGAGTTGCGCTTCATCAGCCATGTGTTAGCCCCCTGTCGGAAATACTGAAGTACCGTACCGTTGTGATTGCGGAATGTACGTAGAACGCACGTAGCTATAGTTCCTGTTAATAAACAAACTCTGCATATGTTTAATACCTTCTTCAAACCTAGCAAAGTTAATGCCGTATTGTTGTGCCTCACCACGATACTGATAGCCGTATGCAGTGGCACCATCTACAATTACCTGACGAAACTGTTCAGGAATTGTGGGTGCATCTGTAGCAGCAGACAGTGCAGTCGGCCTTACATATGCGTCATACTTGAGTGTGTATGCTTTATCTGGGTATGGGTACAGGCCATAGTTGTTGTCTGGTGTACGGAATACGTACAGCGGCACTGCGCCTACATCTGATGTACTCTCTTGGTCGATTTGCGTATCGACATACTGGTTATAGTCCATGATGCGCAGCGTTGTACCAGCCACACCAAGAGAGTCATCCTTAGAGATACGGAAGGTTTCGTAGTCTACGTTATATATAGAAGCACCTATTGAGTAGCGTGTGGTGCCAGCTACAAGAGTTTCAGTTTGAAGTTCGTGGCTAAATGACCACCCGAACTCTCGTTGGAAAATGTAATTGATGGCATCGTTCACAGCATTTTTACACTGTGTTTGAAATCCACGAGATGCAGTAAAGTTAGAACTCGTCAATGATACTTCATTAAAACGAGCCAGTACTTCATTCGTAATGTCAAGGTAGGTGTATGCCATCTAAAATCCTTAAAGGTAAAAAGAGAGGGCCAGTTGCCCAGCCCCCTCGTTTAATTAGGCTTGGTCACGGGAAACTTCAGCAGCTTCCATTTCGCCAAGTGCGCTTACATCCATCATTACGGCGAAAACACGAATTTCACCAGCAGTAAAGGATGCGCCACCACCAGCAAGGGTGAGGTCCAGAGTGTCAGCAGTACCGATAACAAGGTCAGCAGAGACAGTTACGCTAGGTGCATAAGCACCGTCAGCAGCACCGTCAATGTCAAACGCTGTTACGTACTCGTTGTCATCTGCGCCAGTACCAAGGATGGCAGTAGCATCAGTACCCGTATTCTGAGTTGCGCTTTTCGTTACCTGAAAACCAGCAGCGATAATCTTGGTGTTCGCAGGAACAGTGATACACTGTACTACGTCACCGTTTGGATTGATGCTGTTAGCAGTAAGGTCAACGACCTGCTCAACCATGTACGGATTGCGTCCACGCTGGGAATTACCCATAGCAGGAGCAAGAGTAGCAGTAATTGTAGCCATTTTCTAATCTCCCTTTAACGGACGTTGTAGATGGCGTTGACAAGTGCTTCAGGACGAAGAATCTTGCGGCCATACAAATGCATGCCACGGACAATATCAGCGAAGCTGTCCGGGTCGCGGTAGGTTTCGGTCTTGTTAATCTGCTCTGCAGTAGCAACAGCAGAAGAATGACCAGCAACAATCACACCGTAGTTGGTTGAGTTGGTGTCTGCTTCAGTAGCAGGACCAGAACCAGCCGATGGAAGGTTGTTAGAGACGTGAATGGTGAAACCATGAATGGTTCCTGCCATCTGACCGTTTTGCAGACCATTACCACCGAAGTCAGCGTTGAACAAACGTGAGTCCTCATCCTTCAGAAGTTCAGCAAAGACTGGGTCAACTACGAGCCAGCGGCCTTGCGTGTCTACATTCTGCTGGTCAAGTTTACGACCCATACGGGCAATAACTGACAGCGGGTTAGCGTTACCAGCAGCAGTAGGTGCTGCAGAGTTGCCGCTACGTGGCGTCAGGGCAATCGAGTTGCCACCAGAACCGGCGTTAAAGTCGCTGCCGTCCAGCTTCATGCTTGCAAGCAGTTCGTCCGAACCGGCAGTAGAAACAGCTACGGAGCCGTTTGTTACGTCGTTTGCGGTGTCTGCATTTGCATGCAGAGCAGACTGCTTAAAGCCTGACAAGTAGCCAAGAACGTCTTGGTCAAACTGGTCAGCAAGGCGGTAAGCAGCACGGTCACTTGCCAGAGACTGGAAGTTAACGTGGCTGTGTGCCTCTTCAATGTCATCAACCTTGAACGCAAAGTAGTTAGCTTTGTCGATTGTCAGGCTGAAGTCTTCGTCGTCAAGGTCTTGCGGCGTGATGGTTGTACCACGGGCGTAAGCCTTAACTGTGATTTCGGGTTCTTTGATGACCTTAACGGAATCACCCATTTGAGCAATCTCACCGAAGTAATCGGAGTTTGTGATTGCTTCACAAACAGCGGCCTTGCGGAAAGCAAGTTGCACCTGTTTGCTGTAAATGACGGGCGAAAAATTACCGTTAGGAAGGTTACCATACCCGGCAGCGGTAGTGAATGCCATGATGTTTCTCCTAAATTAGCATTTTACAGATGCAAACTCACCAGACTAATCAGAGGCTGATTCACTATGGGTGCGTATCTTAAACTAGGTGGCCGCCCAGTTTGTCAACGGGCCATGCTCGTCAGGTAATCCATAAGACTGAAGTGTTTGCGGATTAGATGTAAGCAAGTAGCGAACCTGCTTACACCTTTGATGACTATAGTTATACTAAAAAATAACTACTTGTCAACACTTTTTTTATCTGGCTGAACCAGAAATATCATAGATAAACTTTCCAGAACGGATAGCTTCCATAATTTCGTCGGACTTAGCCTCGTACTCTTGCGGTGACATCTTCTGTACTTCCGACTCTTTCAAGTATGAGGAGGCTTCGTTTTCTTGCGGCTTACTGCGACTATTTTTTGTAGCGACAGATTTGGCTGCGTCTTTGTCTGACTTGGGTTTCTTCTTGCTAATACCCATATCAGCTTTGTAGAGGTCAATCGCCCTAGCAGCAGAACGTGCGTCGTTGTCGTTTTCATAAAGCGCATCCTGCACCCACTTAGGCTGTTCTTCTGCCCACTCGTGAAAACTGTCGCTATCCCTAATCTCATCAAAGTCAGGGTGCATCTGCATCAATGCCGCTTCTGCTTTCTCTTTAGTTGCAGATACTTGCATCTCATCAATCACTTTCATACGCTCTTCAAGTGCGCTAGACTGCTCACGTGCCTTTTTCATTGCAATTGTTTCAACGATAGCTGCTACATCAGGGTAGTCTGCTGCCCACTGCTCAATGTCTTCATCTGACTTAGGCAGCTTCATTTCTTTTTGTGTAGCAGCAGAAAGCTGTGATCTTAGTTCTGCAAGTTCTGTCTTAAATTCTTCTGCTTGTTTTTGTTGATGCCTACGCAGGTCAGAGTAACGCTTCTTAAATGTTTTCTCTTCTGCACCTGCAGGTTCTTCTTCGGCTTCAGTAGTTTCTTCTACTTCACCCTTTTGTTCTTTGAGCATCTGCTCAAGTTCTTCTTCTTCCATCTGGCGTTTTTCTTCGTTAGTGTATTTACGATTTGCAAACGCTACTTTCTTAGGTGACTGCATTTCTTCAGCCATGATTTCGGCTTCTGCCATTTTACTTCTCCATTGTCGGGGCCAACCGTAGCCACTGTCGGGGTGGGGGATTAGGTAGCCAACATATGTGGATTATTTTTTAGAAGCTAATCCACCACGCTTCATCTTTTTGGCTTTGGATTTTGGTTTAGAGGCTAAACCACCTTTCGCACGGTACATGCTATATCCACTAAACGGATTTGAATCATTGCTAGAAGACGATGCTGAAAAGTCTTGTGATGGTGTGCCGCCGCTAGTTTGGTTGTCATCATCACTATCTTCTCTAAAACCACCTGAATAATCTTGACGACCTACGCCACTACCTGCTGTATCCTCTCGTACTTTACCACCCGTTCCACCCGGTGTTGAAGAACCTTTTAGACTAGATTCAAGCCCTGCACCTTTCTGTGATATGTCATAAGACTCTCCTGTTCCTTTGTAACCTCCATCATCATCTTCTGTACCTGAAATAATGTTTGCAACAGATTGACGTTTTTCTTCTTTTTTAACTTTTGCTGCTTTTGCTTTTGCACTTTCAATACGACCTTCTTCCATAAGGTCTAATATGTCAGAATAATCAGTGCCTTCAGCTCTTACCACATTACGGAATCTTGTATATTGTTCACCAGTAAGAAGAATTTCATCGTCACCATTTTTAAGCATAATCATAGCACCGTCAGGAAACTTGCCACCACCAACGGTGCCTTTTAGAACTTGACCTACGCCCATCAGGCCCATGCCAAAACCGTCTACGTAATTTACGCCATAAATAAGGTCTTTACCCGGCCCATAAAAATCCATTAAACCAATTTTATTATCAGCCGTACCATACCTGTCTATGTCTGCTTGTCGCCTAGCAGCATCTGCATCATCTCTATCTCTAAGGTCTTCTTGTGAAAGAACCTGTTCTGTCTGTACGGTAGTAGGCGTAGTTGTTACTTCTTCTGTTTCTGTTGCAGTCGGATCAACCCAGCTATATCCGTCTGGTAATACTTCACCCGGAAGCAATTCACCCTGACTACCCTTTTTAATCTTCAACTGTATTTCTTGACCAGCTTCATTACGGAATGTAGCAAACTCATAATCTACTTCAGGAACACCCGGTCCAGTAATTTCACCAAATGTAGGCAAAGGTGTTGGTACTTGTTGTACAGGTACGTATGCTTGGGCTGGTCGTGTTATTGGTTGCGGTACAAACTGTTGAGATGCAGCTTGCACAGGTTGTGTTGCTGCACCCATTGTTTGTACTGGTGCCTGTTGAAATCCAGTAATACCAAATTGTTGTTGCTGTGCTGTGCCGGGAACGAAACCACCTACATTATACTCTGGTTCATCTTCCATGTCAAGATCATTAATATCAAAAGGCATGTCATCCGGCATACTAGCTTCATCGCTATTGCCCATCTGGCCCATCTCATCCATAAGACGCAAACCTAGTTTAGCTTCTTGACGCATACGCATCAAGTTGCCTAGACCAATGTAACGCACTACATCAGCGGGGAATACAAACTCTCCTTCACTAAGCTGTGCAGGAATGTCATCACGCACTTCTTCTTGTGTGGAGCCGGGTGGCACATCGTTGCCAGACACAGGGTCTACTGTACCGCCTTCATCCATAAGACCACCGTCTTCAAACATTTCCATTTGTTCTTTCATAGGTACTACTCCACCTTTGTTAAATGCAAAATCTTCTGGATTACCCTTCTGGGCTTTCTTTGCCAATACTAGATGGCCAATCTGTACTACTTCTTCCGCTGACAGTACAGGTGCGCCGTCTGCACGATTATAAAAATATCCGCGACGAGTTGGGTCATATCCTACTTGTATCCACTCATCACTGTCAAATATCTGCTGCGCATATTCAAATGCGGCATCATCAGACATTTGATTGTACTTGCCCTTCATTACAGCAAATGGTGCTTTCTCTGCACCGGTTGCAACTTTTAGTGCCTTGCCAACAGGAGGACTATCCGGCTGAATAAATGTTACATCTTTAAGAGAAACGCTGGGCGAGTATAGTGTTTTACCTTCATGTTTAAGCGTCGGAATCCACACGTCAAAGTTTGTGTAGGCATTGATATCCAGCCGCGCATCAATCTCTGCGCCATCAGGAATGTTTCTGTTGAGGCCCAAAATGCCCCTTCCACCTTCTCTGCCCCCCAGAGCCGAAACAATTTCTTTTGCCGTAGCGGGGCGAGGAACGTCTTGCACATTGCGGATAGGACGAATTGCGTCTGCTGCTTCCCGGTATTCCGCTCTCGTTACAACGCCGTCTCTAACTCCCGCAGCTAGGGCTTTTAGTGTTTCGCTTCTACCTTTAAGACTTTTGCGAAACTCTTCACTTGTCTCGTTTGTCTTACGCCATGCCGCTACGTCGTCCGCAGTAACACCCGCAGCAGTCATTGTGTCTACGGTTTCGTCAAACAATACACGAAGCGGAGACTTTTCCGGTAAGCTAACAGGCTTACCAAACTTATCTACTAAGTCTAAGTCTTTAGGCATGTCTGCCGTTTCACTTGGCAGCACATTCAACTGTGTCTCTGGTTTTGATCTACGTATCTGTACGTTACGTGCGTCTACTTCGCCACCTGCGCTACGGTATTTACGAAACGCTTCTTTCTCGTCAATGTTGGCTTGTTTTTCTAGTATGTCGTATTCGTTACGTAGCTGTACTAACTTTTGAAAATCTCTTTTTTCCCAATCTGCAAATTTTGCAATGATAGGATCAAATTCTTTTCTGAAGTGGTCAAATGCTTCATCATTTATATATCTATCAGAATATACCGACGACATGAGTAACTGAAACTCATTAGATCGCAGCGTATCTAATTCATCTGGAGTGTACTTTTCAAAGTTTTCAGATGTCTCTTTATTTGTTATGAAATGAAAAAAGTTGTTTCGCTCACCCCCTAATTGATCTAACTTAGAGGTTGCTTCCCGCATCGCATCTGTCTTAAACATTGTAGGACTTGCACCGTACTGACGACCCTCAAAATGATCTACGGCGTGTTGTATTTCGTGCAAAAGACTAGATATAAACTCTTCTTCTTCTGCGTCTGCCGTGTAGATAACACGATCAAAAGGATCGTACAAAGCACGTGTGCCGTCTTCTGTAGCCTCATTGCCTAAGCGACGAACCGGTATACCTTTAAGGTGGGGGTATTCTTTAAACAGTTCATCAAACTTAATAATATCTGCAAGAACAATTTTTCTTTTCATAGACGGGTCTTCAAAAACCTGATACATTTGCTCTTGTACCACATTGCCCTTGTCGTCTTTAATTATAGGATGATCGTCTACTTTACCCTGCTTCTTAAAATAGGGCAGAAGTTCTACATCTTTTGTAGCTATTTCGTAACGAATTTTTTTATCTTCGCCACGGAAAACACTAGACTCCTTAAATACATACTCCGGGTCAGAGTCTACCTTTTCCGCTTCTTCTGCTTTTTTAATTCGCGTATTGGCCGTGCGTCCCTGTGTCCCGCCAAAAATTCTAAATACACTAGGGCGTTCAAAGTCCGTGCTGGTTTTTATGGTAGTGCCTGTGCTAACCGTTGCAGGAGCCATTCCATCAAAGTCATCGCCACCGGGGGTAGCTGCACGGAACATGTCGCCAAGTTCATCCCCAATTTCACTTAGATATTTACCTGCTTCATCTCCGTACTTAGATGCAATTTTAGCAAGACCAGTAGCAGCTTTGGTTACTCCTGACGCTGTGACGCCTGCCATTTCTCCTATAAACTCTGCAGGAGAGCCTTCTAAATTTATTGGCGTATTTTCGTTTATAAGTTTTACGGCGCTTTCACGGCTGACGCCTTGATTAGATAGCGTTTCAAATAATTGTTCAATAGCACTATATTGGACAGCCCCCGGTATCATCATCTGCTCATCAGCAAGCGGTGGGAGCATAGCACCTATATCTACCGCATCACCCGCTGCAACAACAGGCGCTGTGACAGAACCCTCAAGAATATCAAGAGGTGCTTTTTCTACGCGCTCTTTCGACTTTGCCAAAAGTTCAGGAGAAAACGGAGGAGTGTCCAAGTCCGGTATTTCTACCGGATCAACACGCTCAAACAAATTCATTTGTTCGTCTAAGTTACGCACTATTTACCTCTTCCCGAAGCATTTTAAGTTTACGCAATGTAGCAATAGCACCCTGTGATCTGTGCATGAGGATGTTATTGTCTGATTGTTCTAGAGCCTTGTGCTGTTGCTCTATCAACGCATCAATATAACTACTGAACGCTTCCCACTGGCGGTTGTTCCCCACCCACGGCTTGAGTCGGCTGAGTAGTTGGTCCTTGTTGTTGTGCATTTCCACTAAATCCTTGTTCACCCGGCACAGGAGCCTGTCCAGTGCCTATCGTGCCGCCACCTGCACCTGTGGGGTCTAACGGGTTAGCTGCTGCCTGTGGACCTTGTGGACCCGGTTGCGGCTGTTCCTGTTGGAACCCCTTCATAATTTCTGCCTGTAGTGCGGCTTCATCCATATTGTTGGTTACTTTGTCAGGGTCTAAGTCCATAGACTTTGCAATCTCACGAATTACGTACTGGAACTTAGCAAAAGGTGCTAGTGCTGGGCTACTTGCAATCTGCAAAAACTGCATCAACCTCTGGCTACGTACTTCATTAGCCATAAGACTTTCTGTGCCACGCGCCTTAACTTCCAGATCACCTTTGATTTCAGGATCAAAATCAAACTGCATATTAAAACGGAAAAAACCTTCTCCTAATGGACGCAGCAAATAATCATCTACATTCTTAATAACTGTTTTAGTGCCACCTTGTGCAGCACCCATAAGCATTGAGATACCGGAAGCGGTACGGCCTATTCCCTGCACACCTGTCTGTCCATGCGCAAATGATGGGAAGCCGGTGCTTTCATCTGCCAGTACACGTGCCTTATCAAACAACATCATATTTTCTTGTGATACGTTTGGAAACTTTGTACCAAAAATAGCCTGACCCGGTGCGCCACCCTGACGACGGAATACTTTGCCCGGATACAGTGACAGGTCTTGACCCGGCACCAAATTAGTTTCGTCTACTTCTACAATCAAGTTGCCGGATAGTACAGCATTGTCTACAGCCATACGCATAAAACCATTCATCAGCGTCTGTGTGTCGTCCATGTTCTCAGCAATGCCAATGCCAAAGAACGAATAGGGGTTTAGTTCGTAGGGAGAAGCGTGATAAGGAATTTTACTAGGCTTAAAGGGATTAAGCACCATACGAATAAGTTTATTATTACATACCCATATATTTGCTTGCAACTCATCAAAGTCACGTAGTTCTTTAGGTATTTCTACTCCTTGGTCAAGGAGCATCTCAACATCACACATACCCCAATATTCAAGAACTTCAAAACGATCAATGCCATGCTCTGGTGCATAATCAGAAAGATCATCTTCCCAATATTTTTTAGTGTAGTTTTCTCCAATTGCAATACATTCATCAATTACAGCATCTCTAAAATAAGGTCGCTTTTTAAGACTTCGCAATTGAGAACGAGACATCTTGTGTCTTTCAATTACGTACTGCGCTTCATCCATGCTGTTCGCATCAGGGTCAGGATAAAAATCCCAACATGATACATGTTCAACTTGGGGAACGGTTTTAAACAGTGGATCATATTCACCATCATCATTCCAGTTTGGATATTCTTTATCCGTAGCAAATGGGCCTTTCATTACGCCCGTGCCAAACAAAGCCATTTCAAATGCTGCATTACGTAAATGCTTAGATGCTCCCGACTCTTCTAGTTGGTCGTGTATTTTCTTTTGCATCTTTTTAGCTGCAATCATTGCAGGACTAAACGTAATTGCAGTAGGAGTTTTACCTGCACCTTCTTTAAGTTTATCCTGTACAGGCTCTAGTTTATTTTGTAGTACTCCTAATTTATCCTGTAAAGATTTTTCTGTAGAGCCGGGTTCTAAATCATTACCATCACCAGCAAAACCATAAGGACTTGATAGTGACGTATCTCCTTGCAGTTCTTCTGGTTCTTGTGGATCAAAGCTAACATCTTCAACCACACCTTCAGGAAGTTCTGTTGGGTCTACAGATAGAGGAAAACGCTGATTGGCAAAAAGGACATCTACAATCTGCCCATAAGCTGCCAGCGTTTTTGTTTTAGTTACCTTAATAAATACGCGAGATTTTTCTGCTTCAGTAAACTGAACGTCCGGCCCATACAAACCACGGTAATTACGATATGCTCGTAGCCACCGTTCTTCATCAGTATAGCGATAATCTTCAGATCGTTGGTAGCGTTCCATAATAAATGGAATCATACCTGATACATCATTATCTACAGTTACAGAATCTTCTGTGTCTTCCAATGCAATTGCATCGTCTTCGATCATCATTTCATCTTCGTTCATAGTCGTTCCTTAATACCCAAAGGTGCTATCTGCAACAGGCATACTATTTCTTGCGCCGTGACCTGTGTTAAAATCAAATATACTAAATCTTGGCCTAGACATTATACCATATCTTAAAGCGTCATACAAGTGGTCTTCACTATGCGTGTCAATGTCCTCTGGATTTTTTTTATCCAAGGGGATGGCTGGTAGTTGAGATGTGATATTTGTGCAGTTATTAAAGAATACAAGTCTTGGTTCCTCAGTAAATTCATCTACCTGTAGCCGTCTATGTATTTCGTTCTTACCGGCTACACGACTTCCTCTACTTCTGTCTGATGGTCGCCAACGGCATCCTCTACTTATCATTTGCTCCGCAAGAGAAGGACCAGTATCGCCACGCTTATGCCACAAACTGCTATCCAAAACACCATATTTAATACTGCCGTCATCTTGCTCTAACTCCAGTATCATATCGGCTAAGTCTGTTGCTAAAACTTTACTGACGTACAATTCTCTGTATACGATGAGTTGTTCATCAGGAGCCACAGCAAACCAAACAACACCAGATTTACTACCATAGCCATAGTCACAAGCACGAAACTTAATCCAGTTATTAGGGATATCAAAAGGCTCAACGACGTGAATACTACGATTAAATTCTGTAAACGCCGCGCCTTCTTTAATATCCCAGTCACCATCTAGTAACTGTCGCCGTTGCTGTTCTGGCATGGATAAAAGCATTGCTTCGTAGTCACCCGACTCTGCCAAATAAGGATTGTCTGATAGTCTTGCTGGGATAAACCGCCTTTTAAATAAAGGTTTACCAGCCTTTGCGTGTCCTGCTGGGTACTTGAGTACTTCGCCTGTTTCTGTATCTGTCGCATTAAATGCTCTATTATAAGGTGCCGGATCAATAAATGTTTTTTTGACCCACTGATGACCCCGCCCACCGGGGTTGGTTGTAGCCCTCATAAAGATAGGCAAGTCTGGTGCAGTGGACCGTAGACGAGAACGCATGTAATTCCATGCATATGGTGTGGCCCACTGAGTTAATTCGTCAAACCCTATCCAGCTAAATGCCAGACCC